ACCATTTTTACTTCCTTTTCACTTTTTGGCATGAAGTTGAATGAAAACTGAAATGTTCTTAATGCAGTTTTCTTATATAATAATCCAACTCTAGGATTTGTCACCATACCTAACATTGATTCAGCAGATCTTGTTATCGCTGCATCCCCAAGTGCTTTTGTAAATGAATCAAGCCCTTGTTGAAAAGTTCCTTTAACATGACCTAGTAGTGTCCCTGTGGTATCTTTCCCTACAAGTGGACTACTAAACTCTGTAGCAACTCCTTCTTCTTCGTTCCAATTTTGTCCATATACCACAGCCAAATTCTGTGGTTGATACAGATTGATTACTGATACTGGGGTTGCAATTGAACTACTCGTTGTATTAGTATTACTTCTCCCACCATAAGATCCAGGTGTATTAGTTATATCAGTTATCATTGTTCCTGCACCCAACTCGGCAGCAGTTTCAGTTCCTACTAGTCCAGTATTTGCTTTAGCATCTTGCCAACTTGTTCCATCAGGCATTCCAGTGATTGAATTTGATACTGCCAAATTATCTGAGTCTGAATTTCCTGATGAGTTTGCATCGAACTTTGTTGATGTTCTTAAGAACCTTGCCTGACTTACCTCCCTAACTTGATACGCTAAGAATGAGGCATAATGTTCTACCTGATCAGCTTCAAAATCATCACCAATTATGGGATATTCCATTACCTTGGGTTGTTTTGGTATAACATTAGTAAATGTGTATGTAGGATTATGCATTTTAGTGTCAATCTATTAGTTGTGATATAAATATTTATATGGCATACAAGGGAAAATATCGTATAAAAAACTCATCTAAATATAAAGGTGACCCAACTAAGATTGTGTATAGGTCTAGTTGGGAATATAAGTTTATGAAATACTGTGACTTTCATAAAAGAATAGTTGAATGGAGTAGTGAAGAAATAATTATTCCATACTATAGTCCAGTAGATGGTAGGAAACATAGATACTTTCCTGATTTTTGGTGTAAGATAAAACAAGCGAATGGTGAATTAAAAGAATTTTTAATTGAGGTTAAGCCTTTAAAGGAGACTAAACCACCACTTAAGAAGGCAAGAGTTACTCCACGATACCTAAGGGAAGTGGAGACGTGGGGTGTGAATTCTGCTAAATGGAAGGCAGCAGGAGTGGTATGTGAAAGAAAGGGATGGGAATTTAAATTACTAACGGAAAAAGAGTTGATGCGTAATGGCAAGTAATATAAAAGCAGGTACAATACAAATAGGATCTGACGGTAATAGATATCGTTGGTTAGGAGCACAATGGGGCTTGGTGAATCCCAAAACTGATAAGACCTGGAGAATGGCCAGTAAAGATATGGGAAGTCAATTGACTTCAAAGGCAAAGTCACGATCTTCTGGTTCAAAAGCACAAGCAAAGAATTGGTTTAGAAATGTTTTAAAAGATGACAGATATAAGAAAAAGGCAGTACCTAAAGTAGGTAGAATGTATGCATATAGATATAGTGCAAAAGGTGATGGTACTGACGCATTACCATATTGGGATAAGTTCCCATTGATTATTCTGGTAGGTCCTGCTCCTGGTGGTTTCTATGGAATAAACTTTCATTATTTACGTCCACAGATTAGACAAAGACTACTTGGAAAGTTATTAAAATTTAGAAAAGATTCTGGAAGATTGAGTGAAAAGACTATACTGAAATTATCTTGGGATCTAATAAATAGTGCATCGAGATTCCCTGAAGTACAAGTTAGTTTTAAACATTACTTAGACGGTCACGTGATGTCTAGAATTGTTGAAGTACCACCTGAAGAGTGGTCACACACTATATTATTACCAATGGAAGCGTTCAAAGGTGCTTCGAGAAAGAGTGTATGGGCAGATGCCAAACGACAAATGAGGAGAATATAAATGAGTTTTTTAAACAATATTGTTGGTAAGGGGATGCCTCTACTAAATGTGTTTGGTCATTTTGCCGGGTGGGGTGCTCAAAATGGTGCTATAGGAGGAATTACTGGAATGCCCAGTTCTGCCACAAGAAGTAAATTAGAGGGTGGTGGTAGCGCTCCTAATTCTTTATTAGAACAACAGAGTCGTATGGGTGCCTCCCAAACAATTGATTATGGTAATGTAACTGGAATGGAATCTGGAACACAAAGACACACTGGTGATGCTTGGCCGATGGATGATACTGAGATGGAAGTATTCCTAGATGAGGAAGGAATGTCAACAGAGATGGTGGGTGGTAGACCTACTAGCCCAATTGATGAACTGGATGTATTGATGGTGGCTGCTGAGCTTGATCAAGCGAACATGGAAGCAGGTAATCCACCATTAGGCAAAAAGAACTCCGATTCACATGAACTCAGGGATGAATGGATGGAAGTATTCCTCGATGAGCAAGGAATGCCAACCAAGATGATAGATGGTAGACCTACTAGTGTAATGACTGCCAATGTTGCCGAAGCAAATTCATTGGATGCAGAAGATGAATACTTGGAATTGGAAATAGGTAATTCAGGAATGGGGAAAAAGAACTCCGATTCACATCAACTCACAGCAGAACAGATGAAAGGATTTCTTGCAGCACAAGGAAGCAAGAATTCAAAGATGCACAAGGGTAAACCTACAAATCAAATTCCCGAAAACTCACAACTAATAACATCTGCTTCTTCTAATAGAAAAAGTCACACTATTACTCATATAATGTCTAAATTCGCAAAGAATAATGACCCAGCTCCATCCAATAGATACAAAATAACTTTTGGAACAGTGGGAACACCCCAGGCAGGTGGAATAGATAATATACTAGCTAAAAGAAATAAAAGTAATTGTCCTGTAGCAGACATAGATTTTGTTCAACTTCTTTGTAAGACTGCTGAGATGCCTGGAAAATCATTTGCAACTGGAGACCAGAGAACATACGGACCTCTTATCAAACGACCATTTGATATGATAACCACAGAAATTACAATGACATTCTTGATAACAGAACAATACAGTTCTAGAAAATTCTTTACTAACTGGATGGATATAATCCACGCTGACAATAATCATAATTTTGCATATTATAATGATTTTGTTGCACCTGAAGTTCGTATTGAGTACTTGAATAAAGGATTAACAGAATCACCTTATGGTGTTATTCTGAAAAATGCATATCCAATGGCTATAGGTCCAATAGCATTGGCGTACGACCAAACGGATCAAATACAAGAGTTTACTGTAACATTTACATATGAGAACTGGAAGCAGGAGTGTAGAGACAATAGACCTCTGCCGGCTAACGAAGAGAATCTTGACGATATCGCTCCAGTGTACGACCCAATATTTGATGTAGTATAACAGAAAGATATAGATAATTTATATAATAATTGAAAGGAGAATATTATGGCTTTGCCGAAGATTGAAACACCAACTTATCATTTAACACTACCTTCGACTGGTGAAAAGATTAAGTACAGACCATTTCTGGTCAAGGAAGAAAAGATATTACTTATTGCAACGGAGAGTGAAGAAGATGAAGCAATACAAAATGCAATTAAGGATATTATATCCAATTGCACGTTCGGGAAATTAGATCCTGATGATTCTACCCCATTTGATATTGAATGGGTATTTTTACAACTTAGGATAAAGTCTAAAGGTGAAACCGTAGACCTAAACTATACGTGTAATAATAATATAGATAAAGAGGATAAAGAAAAGGTGTGTGGAGCAAGTAATTTAATTCACATTGATTTAAGAGATATTAAAATTGATACTGAAAATGAGTTATCTAAGGTTATTCATATAACAGATACTATTGGTGTTGAGATGATGTATCCAACGTTTAAGACAATGGAAATGATTAATCCAGAGGCTAATGGAGCAGAACAGGCGATGGCGATGATAGTGTCCAATATCACTACTGTTTTTGAAGGTGATGTTGTCTACTGTGCAGGACAAGATTTTGATGTAAATGAGATGTCAGAGTTTGTTGACAATTTGTCAGAAGAACAATTTAGTAAGATTAGAGAGTTCTTTGATGGAATGCCTACAGTTAAACACGATGTTGAATACAACTGTACTACTTGTGGATATAAAGAGACTCTTCATTTGGAGGGACTCCAAGATTTTTTAATGTAGGATTTGGTTATGACAGTCTAGAGAACTTTATTAGGACGAATTTTTCATTAATTCATCATCATAAATGGAGTATCTCAGATATTGAGAATTTGATACCCTGGGAAAGGGAAATATATACGACACTATTACAAGCATTCTTAAAAGAAGAGAAAGAAAGAATAGAGCGAGAACAGAAACAATAATCTTAAGGGGTTAGAAAGATGGCAAAAAATGAAATACAAGGTCTAATAGACGAAGTTAAAAATGTAGGAAATAAGGTTAGTGAGTTTAAAACTCAAACTAACAGGGCTGGATACATGCAAGAGAAAAGTCTGGATGCGTTAGGAAATAGTCTTGGACATCTTGAGGGTTTCATGTCTGAGATTCCCATCCTTGCATTTGGTGTACAAGCGGCTGCCAAAGGACTTTCTGCTCTAAGAAACAAAACTAAAGATAAGGCTGATTCCAAAAACCAAGGTGAGACAGCCAAGGCCGCTAAAGCAGTAGTACAACCAACAGTGAAATCACTTTCAACTCTTGAAAAAATAGAAGTCCATCTGTATAAAATATCTAAAGTAATGGATCGTAAACAAACACAAGGCCGTAGGAAGGATGAAATCAATAGGAGAATAGATTTAAAATACAAGAAACGACAAAAAGGTTCACCAGTAAACGTTACTAATAAAATATTGCCAGGTATGGAAGGATTACAAGAGGCGGTAAAAGATAGTGCTGGATTAACAACTGCTGGATTCGCTAGTTCTAAAGCAGCAGAGCACTTTATTCTTGGTATGTCTAAATCACAACGTGCGTTATCTGGAATGATGCATAAGTGGGGACCTGATATTGAAAAGATGAGAAAAAACTCAACTGATGCGCTGGTTCATTTGGAGTATATCAAGGGCATCACCCAATGGAAGGGGAAATCCGTCATAGCTGAGAAGGCAGAGAATGAGGATACTCAAATTACCATCAGGGAATTCATGAGAGAGTTCAAAGATGCTGTCACCAAAGAGCAGTACCATAAACTGGTACCTGGAGCGAATGGCGTACTAGCACCTATGCAATGGGAAAGTGATGCCGAAGATCCTATAGAAAGGAAAGCGGAAGAACTTAAGTTACAAAAAGACAATACTAAAAAAATGGGTGAAGCACTCAAAGAAATGGGTGGGGAAGGTGCTGCAGCAGCTAAATTGATTGAGACTACAATGAACTCAGTTAGAAAAAATCTTGAACACGTTCAAGCAAACTGGGGGTCTTCTAAACATCCATCTAGGATTGAGGCTGGACTAAATGATGCTTTCGGACCTGGAAGTGGATTCACGAAAAACTTAATTGGTAAGATGTTTGGACTTGGGCAGAAGAACTTTGCCAAAATGATGAATGATGAAATGCAACAGTACGGGATGCTTTCTGGTATGCAGAAACATGC